GTGACGGCGGATTCATGGATCAAGACGGTTCGGTACTATTCAGAGTTGCTAACGGTGACGCTTACGAAGGTACTTACAGATGGTACTACAATCTCGTTTGTATTGAACCTCACGCAAACGGTGTTCTCTGCGCGATCAGCTTCTAATATAACGGGTGGGTGAGTAGTCTCTAGGCGAAAGCTGATAGGTTACTCACCCACCCCTTTTCCTATCTTCTAAGGAGATTATACAATGGTTCATAGATTAACAAAGAATACATTAGGTCAAAACAGTGGCGATGGCGTTATTGTAGCCAAGTCAACATTCTACCCAGTAGGTAGAACAGCAGTTGCAAGTGCAGTTGGTACAGAAGCAGTTCCAGTTGTATCAGGTTCCAGTCAGGTTATTGAATATAAAGTAGCATTCGCAAATCCATCAGGTGCGTCTAGTGTATGGTTCCTACCATGCCCAGCGGGTAAATGGCAAGTTACTGATGTTACATTATTCAAGACTGCTGGTATAGGTGTTGCTGGAGATTTAGTTACTATCAAGTCAGTTAAGAGTGGTACTACATCAGCGAGTCTTTTCTATACTACTGGCGATACAGAACTTGATGTTCAAGGTGTTGTTCAGGGTGGAATAGTCAAACCTGACTTCAGGCTAGATTCTGCTGCTACTACTTTAGATTCTTCACTTGGCGATAAGCTTGAGGTAACTCTAGCTAAAGCCGGTGGACAAGTAGCTTGCGAACTAACATTTAAGTTTGTTTTGGTTTAATGTTCTATAAATAAAGTGAGCCCTCATCAGCAGAAATAGCTGGTGGGGGTTTTTCTTTTGTGTGAATGTTGATGATTACAATACTAATAATAACAACAGCAATACTAACAGTGCAGCTAAATGTCTTGGTTGGTTTTTATACTTTCCAGAAATATAAAGAAATAAAATATTTGAAAGAAGTAGAGCAGCAGACCATTCCAACTCTACAAGACTTACTTTCTAATCTTTAAAGGGGAAATATAATGAATGATGAAGAGACTTTAGGAACTTCTGGTGCCTTCACAAAAACTTCATATGATGAGTCATATGGAAAGGCAATGAGAGAAGCGGCAAAGAGAAAGAAAAAAGAAAAGTATGAAGGAGCAGGTTCTGGTATTGGAGCGATAGCTGGGACTATTGGTGCTATTCTTACTGGAAACCCTGGTCTTATTGGAACTGGATTGAGCCTTGGTAAAACTGTTGGTTCTCTTGCTTCTGGTAATGGTAACTTAGAAGACTTAGAAGAAGGTATAGGAGAAGTAGCTGGAGCAGTTGGTTCAATGGGTGGTGAGATTCCAGACTTTGAAAGTATGTCCGACAATGAACTAATGTCTACTCTACAAAAGAACAAGAGTCTTCTAGATACAGATGAGTTTAAAAGATATGCAATAAATAGGAAGACTCCACTTCCAGCCTTTGCATGGGGGAGAGATTAATGTTACCAACAAATCCATATACAGCTATCACCGATTCGAGAACAGATAAATCTTCTTACAATCAACTTTGGGATGTTTGTGTTGCCTATACATTAGGTAGACAAAATCTAACTTATTCCTTTAGAGATAAGAAGTATGTAGTCCCAGAACAAAGAGAAGTAGTATTTAATCTTATTCTAAATATCTATAGAAATGTTACAGCACGTCTTGCAGTTGCTTATCCAAACGTAGCTGTATATCCAGCTTCTCCAAGTCAAGAAGATATTATGAAAGCAAAGTCTTCTGAACTAGCTTTGCGTTATATCTGGGCAGAACAAGATTTATCCTCTAAGTTCCAAACTCTAGCAGAATGGTTAATCACCTGTGGTTCTGCTGGACTTTATACTTATTATGATCCAGGTACAAAAGATGTAACCGTAAAGGTTGTTTCTCCATACGATTTATTCTATGAGAAGAATGCTATCTCTGAAGAAGAAAGTTCTTGGGTTGCTGTTAGATATTACATTAATAAAGAAGAGGCTGCCAAATCTTATCCTGACTTTGCAGATATGATTATGGATCTTCCACAATCAAACAGAGATTATTCAACACTTAGCCAGGGAGAACCACTTCCTAAAGATACGATTGAAGCATTTGATATTCATACCAAGTCTGGAGATTTTGGAGTTCTTATTGGGAAAGAGTGGGTATTCGAGGGACAAACACAAGCAGGATATAATCCAGTACAACTTGTTAAATATACAAACATTCCTTCGGTATTATGGGGATGGAGTATGGTTGCTCCTCTGATTGACTTACAAACACAATACAATAGAAGTAGAAATCAGATCATTAAGAATACAGAGTTGATGGCAAATCCAAAATGGATGATTCCAAAAACCTCTGGAATCAATAACAACTCTATTACTGATAAGCCTGGTGAAAAGATTTATTTCAATCCAGGTGGTGGAGCACCAACTGTTGTTCCTATGCCTGGAATGCCTGCTTATGTATTTGATAATGTAACTTCTATCCAGAATGAAATGCTTGATATCTCAGGTGTTCACTCTGTTTCGTTAGGTAAAAGAGCCATTGGTATTTCTTCTGGTAAGGCTATTGAAAATCTAGCATCTCTTGATGCTTCTCAACTACAACTTACTCAGAACAACATTGAAAAGGCTACAAGAATAGTTGCAAAGAATATCCTTATCCTTATGAAAGAGTATTATAGTGAGCCAAAGTTCGCAAGAATGATGGATGGAACTGGAAAACTTGTATTTAAAGAGCTAAGCTCAACAGATATTGTAGAAGATCCAGAAGTATTTATCGAAGCAGGTACTCTATTCCAGAGTGAAATACAAGATAAGGAAGCAAAGATCCTACAGATGGTTGATCGTGGTCTATTAAGCCCACAAGAAGCAAGAGAACAACTATCCTATAGAGCAGCTCACAAAGATATCTTGGAAGAAATGTCTAATACTGGACACGCAATGAAGATATTGAATGCTATAATGAGTGGAGCGCAGGTAGAAATCTTCTTAGATGATGACCTAGCTACCTTCAAGAAAGTATTTAAAGAACTAATGAATGATGATGATAAGTTTTATTCACTTCCACAAGAAATACAGGACTATATTGTAGACTTGTATAAGAAAATAGTAGTGGCAATGAAGAATGCTACAATCTCCCAGCAACAAGGTTTAGAACCTGAGCATGAAAGTATCATCCAGCCAAAGCCAGTTATCCAACAGAACGTACAAGAAGTTGCCGCACTCAATAGTAATACAGCTAGAGGACAGTTAGTTGGAACTGCAATAGATAAGAGTCAGAAAGAAGCAGAACTTCGTGGTGCAATGGAAAATAAAGAGAGTGGTGATGTATTTACCACTTCTCCATTCATCCAATAATAGGAGATAAACAATGTACGTTGATGAAGTTGCAGAATATTTTAGAATAGTAACAGATGAACCAGACAAAACATTTTTAACAGATGCACAAGTAGCCATTATATTAAAGAGAGCTTATTCCCAATACTCTAGAATCATAACTTCTATTGACGAGAAACCTTTTACTGGTGCATTGGGTCTTACTAACCCGGCTCTCTTCACCGATTTAACGGTTGCTCCTCATAACTTGTTAGGTCAACTTGGCCCTTATGATGGAGATGGAAGAATGGTTAGACTACAATCCATTACTTCTGTTGCTTCAAATGGTCAGTTACTTTATAACGTTAGACCTGCACAAAGTATTGTGGAAATGAGTACAACAAATGATTTTATGTACTTCCTTGGTAACGACGGTATTATATTTAGCTCCAATCCTGCTGGAAAGAACCTTTCCCTCTTCTATACATTTGCTCCAGATATTGATTGGACAAAACTAAACTCTGGAGATGCCGAAGCAATAGATAACTTTGAAGAGTTTCATGATGTCATTGCTCTTCTTGCTTATAAGATTTATGCAGTTAAGGATATTTCAATCAATCCAGCATTAGAAAACTTACTAGCAGAAAGAGTGTCTGAGATGAAAGGCTTTTGGCAGCAAGGTATGGATTTCGGTGGTAGCCAATATGTTTCTACAGTGGTCCACAGAACCTAAGAAAAACTAAAGGGGGAGCCAAGTATGTCTAACTCCTTCTCGTGCCTTCTAGGTGGCAAAGCGTTCGTTTAAACAGGAGAAGAACAATGGCAGCAGTAGACAAAAAGCAGACACTACCTCTATTAGTTGGTGGTATGAATCTATCTGACCTTAGCAAAGGTACTGGATGGATTCAGAACTTAAACCATTATCAAGGAACCTGGGAAACTAGAGATGGCTTTGGCGTTAAGGGTGTCTATGATACTCAAATGTTAGTTAAGGCTCCAGTACCTATTAGTAGCAACAACAAGGGTGAGACAGATATAGGATTTGTTGAAGTAGTTGGAACATACGCTTTCAAAACAGACTTTGGCCATGAGCAAGTTATAACTATTGTTAAGACTCAAGGCAATACATCTGTTCTTTCTCATGACTTTCCTACTTGGGCTCCAGTTGATGAATCCAAAGAAGGTGTTGAAACTGTTTATTATACTGCCATTATCTATGATGTTACTGCTGAAGAGTTTCTTGAAGAGCCTATCTTCCGCAAGACAACTGAGATTGAGACACAGAAAGAAACACAAGCTTACCCAACCAACCCTACTCCAAAAGAATACTTAGGAAATCCAGTAAATGTTGGAAATCAACATGGTGCTCAAGAATCTTCCTATGCACCATATAGGGATTATGTTTCTCTATATGCAACAAATAAAAATAAGATAAATGGCACAAGAGAATATGAGTTAAAGAACCTTCCTTCTTTCTTCTTCTTTCAATATCTAGATAGAATATACTTTGGTTCAAGAGAACTGGGAACCTTCTATTATACCCCTTGTATTTTTAGTGAAGAAAGAAGGAAGAGAATCGACAACTATCAACAGAAGGATACCATCCTTGGTTATTCGGAAACCTCTGTTGTTAAGAAGGTTACTTTCCAATCTACTATTAGTTCAACTCTATTGGGAGAGGGATATACATATTTCACCAATAGTCAAATACCTGCAATCATTGATGCCTGTGTATGGGACGAAAGAATAGTTTATTTAGGGGAAGACAAAACAGTCTATTACTCCCAGCCACAAGAAGGGTATGCTGTTATTGCAACTGACTTTGATATTGTAACTAGTGAAGAAGATGTTACTGGTATAGCTGAAGTGAATGGAAGATTGATGATATTTACTCAATCCGAAACCTTCCTTCTACAACCAGTGCAAGGACAAGTATTAGCTTCTGGAGGTAGAGTAACAAAGATTTCCTCTACTGTTGGATGTGCATCTGCCTCAGCTAAGAAGAATGAAAAAGGTCTTCTATGGTGGATGGATAGAAATGGCGCTTATCTATCAAATGGTTCTGGAGATTTAAGATCTATCAGTGAACCAGCTATTGATAAGTTCTTCAAAATATATATTGAGAATGCTTTCACCAACTACTATGCAAAGAATGGATGGACTACATTATCTACACTAGAACAACCAAGATTAGAATATGCATTCATGGCGAATGGGCTACAAACTATTTATGATGATGTTCGTGGACATATTGTATGGAACTTTACCCAAATGAAACTTGCTCTCATTTATAATATTGAGACAAAAGAATGGTATCTCTGGAACTTTGAATCAGTTGTTTGTGAACAATCTGATGAGGTTACTATTGATGAAGTCGATGTAACTGTAATCAGCCCAACAGTTGGAGCAAAATCAAATCTAAAAAACATGTGGCTTTCCTTTATTGGGGAAAGACTCTTCGGTGTCTTTGTGGATAAGAGAGACATTGAAGATGCTACAACTACATTTGAAGATACCAACGTATATCCAGAAGGAAACCCATCACAAGGTTATTACCGTAGCTTTCCATTCTATATCACAGAATATGGAAGAGGTGGTTCTCTAGATCGTTCAAGTATATTGGCAGAAGAACACAGAAAGATTAGTTCTGGATATGTAAAGCTAGATATGTTTGGGCTATCTGTTCCTGCTATTGATTTTGATCCTGACTTTAGAAACTATGAGAGTGCTCCAGTTGTTTACTTTGAAAAGGGATTCTGGAGAGAGGCACCATTTACAACTCCAAGTGGAGTTGCCTATGACCAAGGTTCTGTATCATTAAGTGATGCAATCTATTGGGTTCCAGTATCTATACAGTTACAGCACGATGATAAGGTAGATGTTTATCCAGTAGCTAAGCCAACAAAAATATACATGGACTTCCGCTTTGATAAGAATCATTGGACTCCAGTATTCAATCCTACTGTTGTAGCTGCTTCCGCCATCTATCAGTTAGATATTGATATTCCAGATGAAAGATTGGCAATCTCTACAGCGATGGGTATTGCTGGTGCAACCGCTGGTTCTTGTGAAATAGCTTGCTATGAATCAACAACTGGTCTTACAAGTGCAACTGGAGATGAGATTAGAGTTAGAATAAATCCTACCTCTTCAATGGCTCCAGGTTCATACTATTGGTATCCAGAAATCAACATTATCTCTTATGCTAAGAATAGATTATTTTACTTACCATTCCGTAGAAAGATAGTTGGTGACAACAATGCCTTCTCTGTTGGTATTACTGCTTGCAAAGTTCCTGTTGCTGTAGAGGGTTTCGTTGTAACTAGAGATGTTGCAGCAGCTCCAGCCTTTGATTATGTTAAATCTTGTGAAGCTTATGAGTGGATGGAAACATATACCTATCCATCATTGGCAAATACACAAATATCCACATATGGTGGTGGTAACTTTGCTGAGGCAGACTATAAGAATGAACAAGCACAATCTGTTGACTGGTTGTATAAATCTCCAGAGATCGGAGATGGTAAAGTTGGATTAAAGCCAAGAGGAACCATTGCACAACTAAGTTCAAGAGGTACTGGTGATCCAGAAATCGCAACAACTTGGTCTCTTGGTAACTATAATATTCTAGTATCTACAAACAACAAACAGTATCAAGGACAAATCCTTGACTACTCAACAAGTGAAACAATCCCTGGTGCTCCTGCAACAATAAAGGGCATTACTCCAGCAAACAATCTAACTGCTAATAAGGAAACAAACATTACGAGCATTTTAGATAACTCAACTGACTCAATAGTTAAAAAGAACTTTAATCAAAATGGAGTTGTACTTGGAAATACTGGAGATTCTACACAAGGAACTTATCTTGTTGATTCGGAAATCTTTGTAAACAAAGTAACTTCTGACGGAACAAGAGGAGAAAGATTCTCTTATACAATGTTCGGACATATTAGAAACTCCGCTGAGAAACTCTTCTTTAAGAGTATTGATGCTGTTTATAGAGTAATGGGTGGAGTTAGAAGGGATGGTAGATAATGGTTAGACCTTATGTAAAACAAGAATCAACTGAACTGTCTAACAAAGGTTTAGATGGCCAATATTTTAGGGATGAAATATATAAAGTTATTACAACTTTGAATGCTAAACTTCCCTCTTCTTCCTATAAGACAGATAAAGACCACGATAACTCTGCAACCTTTACCGCTGGGCAACATAAAGCCTTTGTTGTTAAGGAAGATGATTTTATTGATGCTATTGCAGGTGCCATTATTGATGTTGCTCTAACTATTTCAGTAGGAGTAGTTAGAATCAATAATCTTTACTTTAAAGAAGAGGTAACTCTTGAATCAACTGCCGCTGTAATCTTCTCCAACTGTAGGTTTAATAAACCAGTTAGAGTAGAAAGTGGTGGACAGGCTCAGTTTGGTGGCTGCTCCTTCAGAGATACTGGATTTATTGATAACTCAGGTTTGGCTGCAAGTGTTTATGTTAATGGTGGAGCGAGAACTTCTACTAACCATGTAAACGTAACAGTTATCTCTGAAATAATCGCTTAAGCACATAAGGAATACAATATGCCTCGTAAAATAACCAAAGAACAGTTCGCAAATAAGACAACTCTGGATGGAAATAGACTAGAGAAATCCTTTTCTGATTTACAGGAGAAGATAAATAACATTCCTTTAGAAGATATTAGAAATAAATATATCCCATATCAAATAGTTGGTGGATTTACTCCTTCTAAAGCACAGTTTCTTACAAGACCAACTGTATCTGCTCCAGTATTAACGTCTCCAGATGATCCATTTGGTGGTGCATCAAGCGAAAAGACAGGAATGGACTGCTGGCTTCCAGCTTCTCATACCTTTGATAATACTGTATATGCTGAGATTACAACAACTCCAGCAACAATCCCTGATAATAAGAAAGAAAACCCTGTATCTGTAAAGGGTTCCTCATTACTTACTAACTATTATGAAACAGACAATAAGGTTAGAAACTTTGTAATGACCAACGCCTATTCTACAGTAGCTCCAGTTATCATTGATGAAGTTAGTGTATGGGTTGGACTCAATGCTCACTTTGCAAAGAGACTTACATCAGTAAGAACTGTTGCTGAAGTAGTTCCTCCAAACTGGTACAACGATGCCAATGAAAACTTTAAATCAGTAGCAGACTTGCAGTTCTATATTTCTGTAGATCATGAGGATTTAACTGAGAGTGTACAGTTGAGAACAAACGAACTAATGAAATCAGACTTTCATGCTTGGTCGGGCAACTGGAATCAACATCCATTTCAAAGTTATTCAACAGAAAGATTACCTGATGATTTGGGATTACCAACATTATATACTCCACCAACTGATATTCCCCAGATAACATGTTATTTCACTGATGCTTGTTTATTTTTTACCTTTAAGGATTTGAATATAAGTGTTCCAGAATATGGTAGGTGGAGATTTCATATATTGATTCCAGATTACCAACTATCAAAATATATAGATGGTACAGATTGGGGTACAAGACCTGACTTATTTGAGTTGTCATTCTCAATCACAGGTAAAGAGGAGCTAAACTAATGGGAAAGATAAACAGAATCAAACTATCTCACGGTACTAAGCTTGTACCTGAGCACCTAACAAGTTCCATTGGCGATGCAACTGATGTACTTCTAAATGCAAATGTCGAACACGAACAGATTGATACAAATAGAAACTCCTTTTATGTATCTATAAATATTCCAGTTGTACGTTCATCTTGGGGTGAAGTATTTGGTGCAGCAACTGGAACTATTTTAGAACAGCCTTTCCCATTTATGCTCCCTCCAACTCAGGAAGAGTTTAACACTGATTATCATACAAACGAAAAGACGATTACTCTTGATGAGTTAACATTTTCTTTTGATCAGAATGGCAATGCTTTGGCAATGACTGATTTCTTTGATACAAATGAAAAGCCTGGTCTTTTATATGATGGTGTCAGTGACAACTATACAGTAAGAATCAGAATATATGAGAAGACTCCTACTATTATTGGTTCCACTACAGCAGCAACTTCTACTCTAACTCCAGAACTTATAGTATTTCAAGCAGATTATTCCTCTGTGTTATTCTCTTCTGTAAAGTTTAGAAATAACCCATTTGTTCAACCAAATATTAATGTACAAATCAATCCATATAAAACATATATCTTAACTATTAGTTTCCCAGATGGACTGGAGAACTCTTATACAGCAGGTATTGTTACTCAAACTAGAAATGCAATGCTTCCTTCTGTAAACATTAGAGCTAAGTTTTCTAATAGATTGCTTGGTGCAGATTTAGAAGCTGACCTTGGTGCGGAAGTGCAGAATCTTCCAGATGTTCACCTTGGACAAAATACTTTTCCCCCAAATGTAACTGTACCAACGTGGAATCCAACCAATAAAATCCCAGCTACAACATCAGGTGGCATTACTGGTATTCAAACTTCACTGGATGCTATTGATTACTATGCTGTAAAGGGATATGCAGGTGGTTTAGATAAAGCTTCAGATGTATTACCTAATGGTGTCATCAGAGATATGTATGGTTATGATGTAATCTGTGTTCCTATGTTTCAAACAATGGAGCAAATAAGAAGAGGATGGATATTTGATGCTGCGGATACTGATTTTCTCCCATATGTTCCATCTGGAACTGTAAATCCGGAATGGTTTTTAGATAGACGTATTGTTAGTATTTCTCACCCATTTACTATTCACCACGTATTCTGTTCAACCTCCTTCTATGCAAACAAATCAAACTTAATGTACGTAGGCGCTACACAAAAAGCTCAAGAACCAGGTATCTACCGTTACAATGCAGATATTGAAAGAGAAGTTGGAGTATTTATTGGTACTGGTATTAGGGCAGACCACTATGGTATTCAGCAAGTTGCTTACGGTAAACTAGATGAAGCTCATTCATCTTATCTTGTTGATAAAATCCAGCTTTATGATGAGAAAAGTAACAGTGAACCTTGGGGTTCTGTTATGAACTATACAACTGATACAAGAAGAGTTGGTGCATTAGACTCAGAACTATGGCAAGTACCTATAAACTATGGTGCATCAAGAACTGGATATGGATATAGTGAGAACGGTTCTCCTTTCTTCACTGGACAAGGTAATCTTCGTACTCGTTCTAGAACAGAAGTTTATGATAGACCATTTGATTTTGCTGGAGCTGCTGCAAGTATTACTCCAAGAACTCGTGGTGCAGAACAATGGATAGAAGTTAGAGCAAAGATTTATGCAAGTGGTGGATTGGGTTATGATCTTCCAGGAGAACCAACAGATTCTAATCTTGAACAGTATAATGATATTGTTTTGGGTAGAGGTGGCTGGTATGTCTATTTGATTGGGAAGAGAAGTCTGGTTTAACAGTGTGATTAGCGATAAGGAGAAAGTAAAATGGCAAAGAAAATATATGTCAATCCACAGGATTATCAGGATTCTTTTACCGCTGGTGAAGAAAGCATAAAACTGGGGGATGACTATCTAAAAAGTTTAGAAGCCCAGCAAGCTGGACTACAAGGTGTAGCGCCAAAGCTCCAGGCAGCTTTTGAAGTTGGTAAACAGAAGTTGGCCTCTCAAGCTGCACAAGCATTAGCTCAGTCTAAAGCTGTTAGAGGCGGAAAAGGTCTTGCAGTTGGTACTGAAAGTGCCATTAGATCTGGACAAGCTATTGGAGAAATGGAAAAGAAATCTACTCTTGAACAAGCTTCCGCATTACAAGAAGCTGCAAGAGGACAAACTGCCTTACTTGCTGAAAAGAAAAAACTAGCTGAAACAAAATCAGCCTTATCCGCACAAGTTAGTATAGCAGAAGCAGAAGCACAACAGATTATTGATGATGAGTCTGGAGTATTTGTTACTACAGAAGAAGATATTGCTAGAATGCAAGCTCGTTTTAAATCAGAGATTGCTGCAAAGTATGCCAATAATCCAGCAGCACTTAAAGCTGCAATGATAAAGTTCCAAAATACGATTGGTTCTGGGAATACTACAGAACTTATTGGTGGAACCTACGAATAATAAAGGGGATATATAATGGCTCGTATTATCAATAGTGGAAATCCACTTTATACTTCTTCTGAAGCCTTTACGACTACAGCAAAACCACAACGTGTTGTTCCTAATCAGGGGAGCAAGATGGATAGGTTTGTTAATGCTCTTAAAGTTGCTGAAGCTGTAGCAAGCAGCAAAGCTGTAGGCGCTGTTGCGGGTCTTGTTCAGAAAGGTCTTGGTAAAGTTGGACAAGCAATAGAAGAAGCTGGAGCTATTTCTCAAGCTCAACGTATTGAAGAAGAACAACTGGCTGCACAGGAAGTAGAAGCAAAAGGATTAGAGTCCCAAGCCGCTCCATTAAAAGAAGCTGCTGCAAAGAAACTAGCTGAAGCAAAAGCTGGTATCCCAACTGAAGAAATAGAAGGTGATATTGCTTTTAGAGATGCAAAGAAAGCATATCTTGGTGGACTATATGAAGTTCAAAAGTCATATGATCCAGAAAAGACTGCTTATGAAAAGGTTTCTAAATATGTAAGCGAAGGTGTTAAGAATAAGTTTATCACTCCAGAACAGGCTGATAAGTTTGTTAATGTACTTGTTGGTAAGGGTGAGAAGAGAGCAGATCAGCTACAATCACAAGAACTAGAACTTGGAGCACAAGAAGCTAAACTCAAGAGAGATACTGGAGCTTTATCTGCCGAAAGAGATGTTGCAATGTCAGCAGCTCTTAAAGAGAAACAAGCTAAGGCCCAAGCAGAAGCACAAGCTTATTTAGATTTGGAAGAACAATATGTTGAGAAAGCTGATTTAGGAACTCCACAAGAAGCAGAATCTGCTTTAGAGTTTGCACAGCAAAATGCTGTGAAGGCAAAAGCTATTCTTGATAAAGCAAAGAGTCTTTCACAAGAAGAAATGTCAGCTATTGATAATACCTTTAGAGAAAAAGCTAAGAGATTAAGGGGCTCTGTTACTCCAGGTGGTTCTGCTGAACCTACTGCACCACAGCCAGTTGAAGAAGCAGCTATTGAAGATGCAAGTGATGTTGTTATTGACGCAGTGGAAAGAGTTGTAAATGCAGGCAAAGAGAAACACAAACAAACCCTTCTTCAACTAAACGAACTAAAGAAAAAAAGAGCACTTAGCAAAGATGAAGAATCAGTTTTCTCTTTTTTAAAGGATTCCTATAGAGATACATATTCCACTCCAGAAAGAGAGAATGCAGAAGAAGAATATGTTGAGGAAGCAAGAGCAGAAGAACTTGCTGCACAAACTCCAGCCTACTCAGAAGTAACTGGTAAATCTGGTGGACCTGTTTCTAGGAAGACCGTAGAGATGCGTGGAAAAGCAAAGAGCCCTGAACAGCTAAAGAAAGAGTTCGAGGCTACAAGGGGCCTTAGCGTTCCACCAAAAGGTATGTCTTATGTTACCGAGGGACCACTTCCTGTTGAGTCCTCTCGCCTTGGTGAACTATTCGGAGAACTATCTCCTGAAGAAGCGGCAAGAGAAGAAGTATATATTCCAGAACAACAGAGAAGAGCTGGGATTGTTAGAGAAGGTGCAGCGTTAAATAGAGAAGCTGCTAAACTACAAGAGCAAGCAAAGGCTGCTCGTAATCGTCCTGTTGAACTTCCAGAAGGTATCTCAAGAGATGAAAGAGGTAACTGGGTTGTTAAAAGAGAACGTTCATATTCTGAAAGAGAAATGGAAGCATTAGCATCACAAGCAGATACCAAAGCAAAGAGAGCTAAGGTTATTGAACTTGTGGATAAAGCTGAAGTTGCTCCAGCTACTCTTGTGGATATTATGACTGGTGGACACAAGAAAACATTTACAGAAAGACTAACTAAGTTTTTCCCTAAAGAAACTGTTGCAAAGAAAACACCAGAAGAAACAGCCGCAGATATTGCTTTACAGACAGCCAGAGCAAACAAACTTGTTGCTGAGACTGCTGAAGTTGCAAAGAATGCTGAGATGCAAAGATCACAAAGAAAGGCTTCTGCTGAGAAATCTGTTCAACAAGCAGAAGATTTAAGAGATAAGCAAGAAGCTGACTTCAATGGTAAAGATTATTGGACTTCAGTTATTATAAAGAATCTTCGTAAACCTGTAGGTAGAGCTGGGAAATCTAGACAAGAAAGAGCGGTGGCAACACTAAAAGCATTATCAACATTGCGTGCAAAAGATGTTAAGTCTGTTGAAGAATACCACGAAGGTTCTGTTAAAGATGCAGAACAATCATTTAAGTCTGCATCTGATAAAGCTGACCAACTAAGAAAAGAGTTTGGTGATTCTCCTACTTCTCCGACTCCTCCAAACTCAGAAGGAATGAGCAATAAAGAATATGCTAAGCAAATGGAACGTTACAATAAAGAACTAAAGAACCACGAGAATAAGAATAAGGCAGTTCAAGCAGTTGATAAACTTAAGGAAGAAAGAAAAACCGAACTAGAAAGTGTTAGAAACAAAAGAGATACTGCAAAGAAAGAAGTGGAATCTGCCTACAGTGATGTAGAAGAGAAGCTATTCAAAGAAGCAACTGGAAAATCAAAGTCTTCAACACCAGCAGGTAAATCTAAAACAGATCCATCATTCTAAGGATTAATAACACATGGCTAATACTTTAAGAGAAAGACTAAACGAACTTCGTGAGGAAGGCTATTCGGATGAGACCATAGTTGAATCTATGAAAAAGAAAGGCTTCTCCTCAGAAGACTATGATATCCCTATTGAATCTGCTAGAAAGAATGCCGAAAAGAGATTAACCACAAAGAAAGAAAAGTTAAAACCATCTGGTGTCTTTGCCGAATCTACTCCCTTGCAAATAGGTGAGGGTCCAGTGAAGCCAAAGGATATGCCTTTTAAAGCTCCGCAAATGCCCCTAGAAGCCTTTAAGGGACAGCCAGGTAGCATTGAAGCACCATCGCCAAATCAAGAGATCCTAGACGCTGCTAGAACTCCAAGCGTCAGCAAATCATATAAGAAAGAAAAGGTTGTCATTCCACTTCTACAAGAAGCGGTTGGGTTGGTTGTTCCAGAAAAGGCTTATGAGTATTTACCAGAAGCAGTTGTTCCAGAACCAGGACAAAAAGAAGGAGTTAGACTAGAGGTTGGTCCTTCTGTAGAAAAAATGGTTTATGCTGGAAAGGGATTGATAAACGAGTTTATCAAATCCGCTGCTGATCTTGGTTATGAAATGGCTGCAACTGGAGCAATGATGGCAGGTATGCCAGAAGGTTCTATTCCTAGACCAGTTGATGAAAGTAAAGCAAAGAAAGTTGTTGAGCAGCTTAGTGAAGAACTAAAGAAATCAGAAGTAGAACAAGCTGGAAAGCCTATTTATGTTAGAGTAGCGGAGGTTCCATTAGCTGTAGCCAAGGGAGCAAAAGATACTGTTCTTGGTCTTGCAGATATTGTTAACTATTTTGGTGGTATTTCAGTAAGACAAGGTGAAACAAGAGAAGAAGATGCACAAAAGAAAGGTGCAGAAGTTCTTGCTGGAATGACTGGACTTACTGCCGGAACTGTTATGAATCTACTTAACCCAACTCTATGGGAAACTAAACCAGTAGAAGCTCTAATGGCTGTTATGCCAATCTATGAAATGATGCTACCAAAGATTAAGAGTCTTTCAGTAGCAAAGAAGTTTGTAGATAGTGCTTCCGTTGCTATGAAGGGAGTAAGTGATACTGCTAAAAAGGCTACACCTGAACCAGTAAAGCAAGCTATCAAAACCGTTGCAGAAGCAAAAGAAAGATTTGATATTAAAAGAGAACAGATTACCACAGAAG